GTTGTTGGTCAACTCATTAAAGTTATTGGTGAACAAAATAATAATCTATTGAATCTTCACCAACAAGTCAAAGACATTACAAAAGAAGTCAAAAATGTTCCTGAGAAAGTTACAAATGCTTTGTTTGTTGGTAGCACGGCAGAATTGCAAAAACTTCTGAAGGGTAAGAAGAATGAAGACGTTTAAATCTTATCTAAATGAAGCCGCATCATCATTTCCTTTATTGAAACCGAATCTCTTTTTCAAAAGAAAAGAAAAATGGTTTACAACATATGCATTAACCCAATACATCGCAGATTTGAAAAACGGTATTTTTCAATTAAATCATTCTGTAATTGAAGAGATTCACAAGAAAATAATGCTGAATTTAGTTAATGATCCAGATGGAAATTGTTTTCGTGGTATTAAATTGGGAAACGGAAGGCAATTACAAAAAATGTCTGATGTTCCCAACGGTAATAAATTTAATCAGAAATTGAATAATGATTTCGGAGAAGTTATTGGTCCAATTAAAATTCTTAGAGATAAGGATTATATGCCTTGGATTAAAAGTGTGATAGAGATATTCGTACCATATCAATCAAATTATCCGTTCATGGATTATTCAATAACGGACCAAGAAGGGATAATGCACAAAATATCAGCAAAGACGGCAAAAGGTTTAGGAAATACTGTTAAACCTAATGATATTTTGACAACTATTGAAGATACGTTAAAAAAAGAAGAGGAATTAGATAGCAGTATTGGTCCTTTACATATGGCGTTTATTTCTGCTAAAGGTAAATATAAAAAGGAATATGATTTATTAATGAAGATATTTGCATTACACGAACTTAAATCTATTCCGAATATCTTGGAAACTGCTTATTTGTTAGTCAAAAATTATGGTGAAGATGAAAATTCTGAATACATTAAGGCTTATAAATCAACTTCATCCGAATATCTCAACAATCTTCCTCCTTATAAAAAGAATATAGATGGAAAAAAAGTCAAAGCAGATTACAATAAATTTGCTATAGAAAATGACACATATCCAAATGTGAAAGCACTAATGTTAGCCGCCGATCCCTTAATTAGAAAATATAGTTCTGCACCATATCCAATCAATAAAGCATTAAAACTATTGATAAATTTAGCATTCAAAGATAAAGTTTATTATGCTAAATTTGCCGTGAAACCTAATGGCGATACAGTTTGGGAAGTAAGAGGGCGAAAATCTGATTACTCAGACCTTTACACAGGAAATAAAGACAGATTTGGTTCATCCCGATACACCACTATTTACCTTGATGGTAAAGGTGCAAGAGGAAATGAGAAAGTCGGTTTACGTATTGAATCTATAAATTCAGGAATCAAAAATGAAATCATTTAAATCCTATATCACAGAAGTAGCACGGCAGAGTAGTTTATCTACTATGATATTTGATTTATCAAGACATTCAGTTGATGATGTGATGATACCATTGAGTAATTCAATATTTGAAAGATTATGGCCTGATAAAATACGTTCTAAGGTATTTCATCTTACCGATGAGACCGGTGTAGAACAATTAAAAAAGATACAAAAATCAAAAAAAGCAATATCTGCATTTTTTAATATGGATAGTTATTTTTTAGAGGCAGGTATTCAGACTGATGGTGGTTTTGTTGCAGAATTGACAGGTGACATTATTATTGCTGGACCAGATGATCTTAATACAGAAGTAGATAAACATGGTGGTAGATACTTGAAGTTTCAAACACTTAGACAAGGTTCTGATGGTGGGGGATTGGGCGGTGGTGCAAAATTAGGAGGTATGAGAAGAGATTTATTTAATATGTTTAAAAAACTTGTTGATGTGTATGAAGAATGGATAGAGCCAGATCCTATTTTGGGTAGTGTAAAAGACATTAAGAAAGATCCATTTTTTGCATGGGAGATGATAGGTAATAATATTAAATTAGCATCACGTAGTACACAAAGTTTCGTATTTGGTATGGCCATTAAAGATTATTTTGATGAAATTGAAAAAGTATTGAAAAAAAACTCCAAAGTTTTGAAATCATTATTTTATGATTATGCTATGAATAAAATATTCAGATACGAAAAAGACAAAGACCAATCACAATGGGATGAAATAGTGGTAAATAATTTTGTAGTTGATAAAATACATGTTACTCCTGCATATTCTCAATGGTATGAGGATGACGAAACCATTGAAGGTTTTTCAATTATGCGATGGGATGATATATGGAACTTAGAACGATATATTCAAAAGACAACTAAGATAAAAAATGTTTAAAGGGTAAAAAGGAGAACAATGCCTGGTGTGCGAGGGAGTGACAAATATATAAAATATTTTTCTACACAAGATAGAGTCAAAACAGTCCTAAAATCTCCACAAGAAGAATCTTATATTAAAGCATTTGACGTTGCCATGAAAGGTAAATCAGTGCTTAATGGTGTACGATTACAAAAAGGAAAAGAAATTGAATTTATTAATGAAGGAGAATATGTATCAAAGGCACTTATTGATTATGATGGAAAATTATATAGAGTAAGTTTTGAACAAATAGAGAAACCAGGGGGTAAAGGAGGAACTTTAGGTTCTCTCAAACCAAAATATTTTCCATTAGTTGTAGATAAAAAATTAACAAGAGACAAATATATAACAAAATTAATTCAGAATATAGATGAACGTGCAGATATAAATCCAAAAGTTGTGTTATATCTAAAAGAATTGACATACGTTGTTTCAGGTGAATCCGCAAATACAAGTCAATTGAAAAAAATTTATACTGAACATCGGAATACAATAAAAGCAGTATTAAAAGATATTAATAAAGATTTTGCTGAATTATTAGGACCTTTATATTTGATGAATGACAACCCTTTAAAATCTGCTAAAAATAAAGTTGACATTAAAACCACACATACAATATTTTTACCTGAAGCGGCCAATTATCCACTGGTTGATTTTATGTGTGGACCTGCAAATAATATGTTTCAATTCTCTTCTAAAGTTAAGGGATCAACAACAAATGTTGTAAAACCAGCAGATTTATTACCATTATTAAAACCTGATATATCAAAATGGAGAAGCACAGATCAATATAAAATTTTTGAGATATTAAATAAAAGTTCTATGGCATCTGGTTCTGCGATGGTAGGTAAATATTTACTCAAAAAAGGATATACAGAATATGAGGGTTTACCAGATAAATTGACTGATGCTGATCTAAAATCTACGAGATATGATAAAAATAAATTCGCAGATTTTATTAGCAATAATGAGTCGTTGAGTGAAAAGGGTGATCGTTTAAGATCAACCATGATAACATATTTTTGTGATAAATTATTAGAAAAAATTTCTAAGACCGGATATAGAGGGGCTAAACCTAGAATAAATTTTACTAAAATATTTTCTTCAGCAATAAGTAATAAAGTTATTTACGTTACGTATAAAACAAATCCGGATGGCACACCTAATTTTGGTGTCTTAACTGATGAAGATTTTGAAACATCAGATGTATATTTAAGAACTAAAAATTATAATACAGGTCTATCTGATAAAATGGGAATACAAATATAATGCCAAGTGAAAATTATTTAGGTAATCCTCTACTCAAAGCCGCACATGTTCAGGTAGAGTATACCGAAGAAACACTACAAGAATATCTTAAATGTAAAGATGACCCTGTTCATTTCTGTAATGATTATGTAAAGATTGTGCATGTTGATCATGGTCTGGTTAATTTTGATATGTATGATTATCAAGAAGATATGATTGATAAATTTCACAATAATCGTTTTGTGATTTGTAAAATGCCAAGACAATCTGGTAAGACGACCACAATTATCAGTTATCTTCTTCATTTTGCATTATTTCATGAAAATGTAAATGTCGCAATACTTGCAAACAAAGGTTCAACTGCAAGAGACATTCTTGAACGACTCAAAACCGCATATGAAAATCTTCCTAAATGGTTGCAACAAGGTGTTGTGATATGGAATAAAGGAAATATTGAATTAGAGAATGGTAGTAAAGTGATAGCCGCCTCAACATCTTCTTCTGCGGTTCGTGGTAGTTCGTTCAACATTATTTTTCTTGACGAGTTTGCACATATTGATCCACCATCTCTCGCAGATCAATTCTTCACTTCTGTATATCCTACAATCTCTTCTGGTCAAACAACAAAGGTTTTCATTGTGTCAACACCAAAAGGATTGAACATGTTTTATAAACTTTGGAATGATGCTGAAGAAGGAAGAAGTGACTATGTACTTATAGATATTCATTGGTCTCAAGTTCCTGGTAGAGATCAAAAGTGGAAAGAAGAAACTATTCGTAATACAAGCGAAGTTCAATTTTCACAGGAATATGAATGTGAATTCATTGGTTCTCAATATACTTTGATATCTGGATCAAAATTAAGAGCCCTGTCTTATAAGACACCATTGAAATCTCAAAACGGTGTTGATATTTATTGTGATCCAGAGGAAACACACACTTATGTTTGTCTTGCTGATGTTGCAAGAGGACGTGGTTTAGATTATTCTGCAATTTCTGTCATAGATTCTACAAAATATCCTTATGTACAAGTTGCGAAATATCGTGATGCAAATATTACACCATTATTATTTCCTAACATTTTGAAAAATATTGCTCAATATTATAATAATGCTTACGTATTGATTGAGACAAATGATATAGGAGGCCAGGTTGGTGATATAATGCATTATGATTTAGAGTATGAGCAAATTTTTTATGCCACAATTCAGGGAAGAGCAGGACAACAATTAGGTGGAGGGTTTGGTAAAGGGTCCCAAATTGGTGTGAGAACGACAAAAGAAGTGAAAAGAAAAGGATGTTCAAATCTAAAGGATTTAATTGAAAGTGACAAACTTATAATATATGATCTTGATACTATAACAGAATTAACAACATTTGTTGCTCATGGACAATCTTATCAAGCAGAAGAAGGAAATCATGATGATTTAGTTGCTACATTGTTTCTTTTTGGATGGTTGATAGAACAAAGGTATTTTAAAGAGGTCACAGACACAGATTTAAGAGAACGATTATATCAAGATCAATTAAGAGAAATGGAGGAGAGTGTTTTGCCTTTTGGTTTTATTGAAGATGGACAAGGTTCATCAGAGTCTCCATACGAAAAAATGGGGGGTGAATTATGGATTAAAGATACACCGTATTCTACAGATTATCTACATTAATTCTATGAATTTTTTTAGGATTTTGTATTTGTTTAATCAATTCTGTTATCATATCTTTTAAATCGGGTCTTAGTTTTATTAATTTTTCTAAATATCTCATTGATTCTTTAAAAATCATTTCCTCATTTATTCTTAGAATGTAGAATTTATTTCTTGTTTCACTTTTTGTAGTAAGATATAAATGTTCTGGATTTACACAATAAGTATTATTACATGTTTGATGAACGATTTTATCATTATCAATATCTCCTTTGAAGGCAATGTATGAAAAACGATGTGCAGGAATAGATTTACCATCATATGAAAACATACCATATCCTTGTTTGGTTTTACTAGCAGTCCAGAACCAACAATCAGTAGTCTTTATTATTTTCTTTTCAAATCTATCAAGCGCCTTTTTCATCATGGATTATTTATATTTGAGTAAATAAATTTATGATTGAAAAGTCTGTTTTTCATAAATATTTTCACTATAATTACCATAATTTTTTTGGGAGATTAATATGGCATTCATGGTCAGCCCAGGTGTAAACGTGGCAGAAATAGATCTTACGACAAGAGTACCCGTTTTTTCCGTTTCGGATGGAGGATTTGTTGGTAAATTTACTTGGGGACCTATTAACACTGTTACACTTGTAAGTAACGAAGATGATTTGGTTAATGAATTTGGAAAACCAAACGCTAATAATTACAAAGATTTCTTTACATGTTCAAATTTTCTTTCATACTCTGACAAATTAAGAGTTGTTAGAATTGCAAATACAGATGGAACTTCAGGTGCATTTAATGCGGTATCAAATGGAAGTGCAGTCTTGATTAAAAATGATAGACAATATGAAAATACTTATAACACAACTGCTGGAACATCAGGAACAAACTGGTTCGGAAAATATGCTGGAGAACTTGGAAACTCACTTAAAGTATCTCTTTGCATGGCTTCAAGAGCAAACACAAAAAGTGCTCCTGATGGTACAGTGTCCTTAGATTCAAATACTGATATCACTCTTTCAGGTACATATACAATAGATACTGCCGCCAATACTATAACAGGAACGGCTTCTGCTAATGTTGCTGAAGAATTAAGAATTGGTGATGTAATTCGTGTTGGATCAGCAGGGAATGTAGGTATTGTAACCTCTATAACAAATAGTACAACCTTTACGGCAGTTCAAAATTCAGGTGATAATATGGGCGGAGCACAAACATCTGAAATTTCTCTTGTCAGATTTAAAAGATCTGCTTTTGAAGAACCAGCAAAAAATATGTTAGGTGTTGTTTCTGTAGTCACAACTGCACCAACAACCATTAGTGGTACTGATACTGCTTTTAAATCTCAAGTCACAGTTGGTGATATTCTCACAATCACAGATGATAATGGTATTCAACAACAAAGAAGAGTATCGGCTGTTAGTTCAAATAGTTCAATTACCGTTACAGAAAAATTTGATTCGGCAATAACGAATAAAACTTTTGCTCGTAAATGGGAATACAGAGATGATTTTGACACAGATCCATTGACTTCAACTTTCGCATCTGATAAGTCTGGTAACAAAGATGTAGGTGATGAAGTGCATGTAATTGTCGTTGATGAAGACGGCAAACTTACAGGAACAAAAGATAAAAGAGGTCGTGTATCAACTCAAAGAAAATCAATTGTTGAAACTTTTCCAAATCTTTCAGTAGCAAATTCTGCTATTGATGGAACAGGTGTTTCTATTTTTTATAAAGATGTAATTAATACAAATTCTAAATGGATTCGTTGGGGGGATCATTCAGCAGAAGGTGATGCAAATACTGTAGATTCAGTTACTATTACTTCAAGTTGGGGATCTCAAGTTGAAGAAGCAAATAGTACGTTCAGATTTCAAACTGCTTTTGGTGCAGACAGTGCCGCAAATGGTATTATTACAGAGAGTATGGCAGGTGGTTCTGACGGTAATACTGCTACAGATGCAGATGTTGTTACAGGATTGAATGAATTCAAAGAGCCAGGAAAAGTAGATGTTTCTTTACTCATGACAGGAGAAATGTCTAATGTTTCCGCAACCTTTGCAATTAATGAAATTGCTGAGAACAGAAAAGACTGCATGGTCTTTATTTCACCAGAAAGTGATGACGTTGTAAATCAAACCGGTTCAGAAGTGACCAATGTCATTGCAAAAAGAAATGTTCTTCCTAGCACAAGTTATGCGACTATGGATGGAAACTATAAATATCAATTAGATAGATTTAATGGAGTGTTTAGATACGTACCATTGAATGGTGATGTTGCTGGTCTATGTGCCCAAAGTGATAACATCAATCCATTTATCTCACCTGCTGGTTTTACAAGAGGCAACATCAAAAATGTTGTAAATCTCGCATATAACCCATCGGCAGCCGAAAGAGATGATTTATATGTAAATGGTGTAAATCCAATTGTATCTTTTCCAGGACAAGGAACTGTACTTTTTGGAGATAAAACACTTTTGGCAAAACCATCTGCATTTGATAGAATCAATGTCAGAAGACTTTTCATAGCCATTGAAAAATCAATTGCAACCGCCGCTCAATTTTCATTGTTTGAATTCAATGATGAATTTACAAGAGCCCAGTTTGTTGCTCAGGTAGAGCCATTTTTGAGAGATATAAAGTCCGCAAGAGGTATTACGGACTTTAAAGTAGTTTGTGATGCATCAAACAATCCTAATTCAGTAATTGATAGAAACGAATTTAAAGGCGATATTTTTATTAAGCCTAATAAATCTATCAACTTTATTCAACTTAATTTTGTTGCCGTATCTTCAGGAGTTGAATTCTCCGAAGTTGTCAACGCAGTTTAATAGGAGATTTTAATGGCTTTTGATGTATCAACTTTCAAATCAAAAATGACCAATGATGGTCTGCGCCCTAATTTATTTGAAGTATCAATAACATCATCCGATGATGGAGGTGCTTCTTGGAACCCTTCAGGTACACAATTTTCCTTTTTTTGTAGAGCCGCTTCAATTCCTGGTTCTACAATAGGTACTGTAATTGTACCTTATTTTGGAAGAGAAGTTAAATTTGCAGGAAATAGAACTTTTGGTGATGTTACTCTTACAATTATAAATGATGAAAATTTGGCAGTGAGAGAAGCATT